TAGCCATACTTGAAATCATGGCGCAGCAAGGGGATCACAATGAAGAATGAAACCAGTACCCTAGAGGCTTTGGGTTGGCTGGCGGTCTGCCTGATCTGTTTGTGCGTTGTACTTAATTGGGGGTCTTATGTCTGACTGGTACACAACCCATACCCGAGTCTGGACGCATACCGCGCTCGGTGAAACACAAATAGCAGACTGCACCAATAAGAATCTGACCACTGCTGATCAGCGTTTAAACGCACGATTATGTGCTGCTGCGCCTGCGCTGATGGAATTATTTGAATCGATTAACTACCTAGAGCCTGACCATCTCAATACCCTGATAGACATACGCAAGTATGTTTACCAAGGTTAGGGTAGTAGATTGCCCCTATGCGCGGTCTGCTGCCCCCCAATGCCCCCTGCTGGTCGAGTTGGTCAACTCACCGCCAGCGCGGGGAAAGTACATCTATTGGGACAGGGGATGGCAGATAGCGAGGATGCAGTCGGGCCAGCCATACAGGCTAGGTCGGCATGACAGTTTTTTTAGAGCAATTTTTAACGCAAAAGGATGAATATGGTTACAAAGCAAAAAATAACTGGTGTTTTAAATATTTACGCCGTCAAGGTGACAGTGTATGTACAACATGAATCAGAGATAGAGGCGCAGCAATACGTTAAAACCGCGCTATTTGATTGGAGTGGGCGGAATCAAAAAATAATTCCTGCTTTATTTTTTGAGGAGGTAAAAGAATCACCCATGTGTTTTGCAACGCATTTTCTTTAACCTAAAAGTTAAATGCAAAATTAAGCCAGCTTTATGCTGGCTTTTTTGTTTAAACGCTTGATACCCCTGAAACCCCGGGTAACCCCGGTTAAAGGATTGGGCGGGGTTAACGTTTAAACGCCTGATAAGTCTGAAACGCCGGTAAGAAACCGGTAAGAAACCGGTAGAAAACCGGTATTTAAACGCTAAAACATATCTAGGTTTTCACTGTAGGTTCCGGATGTTTGGTTGTACAGCAGGGTTGTTTCCCCCTGAGTGCCAACCCAACGGTGACGGCACTTCCATACCGCCAACTCTACAAAGCCTTCCTTCCTGTGAATGGTGATGCCGCAGTCGGTCTTGGCCCACCATGCCATCGATCCGCTGATGCTCATGCCGTCCGGTCTCGGTTGCTCCATGCCTGTACGGTTGACCTTGGCGGGGTGAGCAACAAACCAGCAATGTAAATCATGGGCCTTCACAAACCGCTGCACCTTGGTAAGCATGTCCGAGATGGCCTCAGTCTCGGTAGAGTTGCGGGTTAGGTCTATGAAGTTGTAGGGGTCAATCACCAACCCCCGAACACCCATACGCTTTATAGCCACCTTGGCGCGGGTCAGGATCGACTCAAGGGTCGATGGCTCATCCCCATTGGTATCGATGAATAGGAAATGGTCGTTAACCCATTTAAACGCCGCATCCTTTTCCTGATCGTTCATTCTGTTTTTACCGTCAAAGAACCGCTTCCTAGTGTAGATCTCCATCAGTCGGGTAATGTGGATCTCAGGCTGATTCTCAAACGAACAGATGGCAAACTTCCAGTCATCATCACGGGCTAGGTTGACTGCGATCTGATCCACGAAGTTGGACTTGCCCGACGATGGGTAACCAGTGACCACTGTCAGTTGAGCAGGGGCCACCGTGTAAATGTCATCGATGGACTTAAAGCCGGTGCTGAATCCCTTCCCTGTACCGCGTGCATAAAGGTCGTTTAAACGATCCTTGTAGGTCGTCGCCTCGGACAGGCCAGCGATTGGGTACGGCACTGCCGTGTCAAGGATGTCTCTTATCTGCGTTGAGGGGTCATGCGTTGAGGGGTCGTTGAGAAATATTTCATTGAGATCTTTTGCGGCAAACTTTGCCAGTCGGCACTTCTCTTTTCCAATTCGTCTTGCCAACTCTTCTGCCAATGCTTGACCTGCGGTGTCTTGGTCTGTGGCTAGGATGACATAGGGTGCTGCGTCTAAATACTCTACTGCGTTCCATACAAAGCTGAACTTCTTGTCTTCGCTCGGCAGAACTTTTCCGTCTGCAACTTTGAGGGGTGCGCCGCTCGGCACTGACACCACGTTCTCTATTCCTGCCTCCATTAATGTGAGGCAATCAATCTCACCTTCTACGATGATGATGGGCTTACCCTTCTCAAGCTGGTCGAGGCCAAAGAAATCATGCGCTCCACCTGCGTCTTGTGTAAACGCTTTGTCGGGGAAACTTCGGTATTTAACTGCGACTAAGGCTCCGTTGCGGTAGTAGGGGAATGCTATGGCATCCGAATGGCGGTCTAGCTTGGGGAAGAATTTATCTGCGCCGAATAGCCGCATGCGGTCTGCGGTTGGTTTAGATATGCCCCGCGACAGAAGGTAGTCGTAGTGGTAGGGCTGAAGGATTTGGTTTTCTATTTTGAGGACAGGGACGGCTGACAATTTTATCTCCTTGGGTTGTATTGATCCACTTGCAGAACAGTGATGACAGTGATACACAACCGCGCCGTCTGGCTTGCGTGTCAGAGTCATATCTTTTGAATTTGTCTTCTTGCGCTCGTTTGAACAGTAGGGGCAAGAGATCCTACCGGTCTGGTCAAAGCCAGACCTTTCTATCATGGCTTCAATCATTTCATGCTGCCGTCAGCTTTGCGTTTAAAGCTCCTGTTCTTTGATGGGGCTTGCAATTTAACCCCGTCGGAATTAGAACCACCCTTGCTCAAGGCTTTGACATGGGCTACGTCCTTGCCCTTGCGGGGAACTCCTTCTGCGTCGAGTTTCCTTCGCGCTCGTTGACGTTCCATGCGGTCAGGATGTTCGTTGCGTTGGACTTGAGTCTTGTATTCCTGTTTGAAATCGCGGGGCATAGTCATTCCTTAAAAGGAGTTAGTGAACTTTGATCTATGGCATAGCCTGCGCCATGCCCTAAGTCTTTAAGATTTTTTTCCTGCATAGCATCAATCGATTTGATGTAGCCAATAAGATCCACGGTATCGCCATCAACGATGGCAAGGGCATAAATATGTACCTCTTGTACAGACTTGTCAACATGAATTAGCAGTCTGCCATTCTTATATCGGGTTGCCTTGACATCCACCTTCAGATTATTGTGTGTGATGAGGTCAGCCCCGCCTTTGCGCGGGTAGACAGACAGATCAGGGTACAGGTTGAACTGCTTGCCAAATGCCATCTCTGCAAGTATCCCATCCCTGTCTATCTCAATGGGATCTTGTTTACCCATCTGTTTATCAGTGACACTGTTTTGCCTAGCGGTAGTGTTACGCATCACTGCCAACATTAACGCTATGGCAGTTTCCGGAGGACTCATATGGACTATCAACCTTAACTCCTTACTCAAGTAAGTTACTTATATGTACTTAGCCCCTTGCGGGGCTTCTTCACATTCTCTGGAGCGGACGGACTTAGCCTATCCTAAGTCCTTCACACGTTCGCATTCTCCATCGCGTCCATGACCCGACAGCCGCTCGACAATAGGGCGCTATCTTCGCCACCCGTACCCCTTCTTCCTTGTCTTTCCCGCAGTAGGGGGTTTAAACACTTGCCGCTGCCGTTGACCGTCCAGCAAGTGAGTTAAAAACGCAAAAAGCCGTTTACTACTGCCCCCTGTAGGAACCACCCGAAGGTGGAAGAGGCATGAGTAAACGGCTTTCATCAGTCGCTTCCTACGGCAACTGTTCGCACTGTATCACAGAATGATACGGGGTGCAACAACTTTCTAAAAAATATTGGTACTCGCTGCACTGTAGCGGACTAGCTTTGTGCGGTACGACTTGCGTACTAGTCGAGGCGACTTCAACTACAGCATCCGCTTTCCCAATGAAGAAAGTGTACAAGAAAAACAGGTACTCCAGATAAGTATTTTCCCTAATATGTTTAAACGCACAAGCTCATGGGTAGCTCACCCGGTGATCCCGGGTTATACTGGCCCTGCATGTTTACATGCTATCTCCTTGTGTCCTTACGGACTTTGCCCTGCTCTTCGCGGGGCTTTTTTTTGGGGCAATCTCAGGGATGCATTCAATGGTGATGTCACTTCGGGGACACTCCGGATCAAGATGCC